GATGAAAATAACATGATTATAGCCTCAGTGGTAGTTGCAGATCATATAGCAACTACTGAATCTGCTGGGATTACATATTTGAATAAACTCTATAATAATACATCGAGTTGGAAACAAACTTATAAAGATGGAACGAGAAAAAATTATGCTGGTATAGGTTTTATATACGATCAAACTAGGGACGCTTTTATAGGTCAACGACCATATCCGTCTTGGTTACTGAATGAATCAACTTGTAAATGGAATGCTCCTACGCCTTATCCAGATGATGGCAAAATGTATTTGTGGCATGAAGATAATACTAGCTGGGTGGAGAAATGATTAAACTAATTTTTTACATAGCATTATTACTGGGTGGGATGTATGTTCTTCTCCCCTCGCAATACTAAATGAATGCCAGACCTTAAAGAAATATTATTATAAATGGAAGTATTAGATATATGGAATGGGTTGGGATACATCGAAGGGTTTTTGTTTTCACTATGGATAGGGCTTATGTATTACGGAAAATGCTGGGTGGATTCTAAATTCAAATGAGATTATTACTAGCAATCATACTTGTAACTCAAAGGAAAGTAAATGACGGAATTACATAATGAGCTAAAAGAATTTATTAATGATAAGTTTAATGCACACGAGGATCTGGAGGCTTTGCGTTTTAAGCGAATAGATGAATTGTTATCCCAGTTTAGTAAGGAAGTAGATTCAAATGAGAACACAATAAAACGTGTTCATACTAGAGTTGATAGAATAGAAACGAAGATCAAGACAGTACAAGGGATAGGAACTGCTATAGCGACAGCATTAGGAGCTGCTGCTGCCTGGTTAGGTTTGACAACAAAATGAAAGTTATGAAACTAACTCAATTACTTCTATTGATTAAGAAGGTTGAGAAAGATACTCCTGTTATTATTACATGGAAAGATGCTGTAGATTATCCAGATGAAGTTACAGTAGACACACTTGAGATTAAAGAAGTCTACTATGATACTATAGGTTTTTTCTTAAGTTTTAAAGATGACTATGTTATATTAGCTTATAATAAGGAGGATGATAATAAGACCTATAAGGGAACTGCTATGATCCCTTGTTCTTTAATAACTGATATAAGGAGATTAACTGATGGGTATGATGAATAAGTGTTGTTATAAATGGATGGTAATAATGTCGGTTGTAGGTATTATATTCGGAGTCTATATTTGCCAGTAAAATGTGAACAATGCTCAGAAGAGATGCAACAGGTATCTCAAGGTATGACAGATTACAAATGGTACAAGGATTATTATTGTCCTACTTGTAAAATAACTGTAGTAAAGATGGACAAAGAACAGAATAATAATGGCAATAAAATAACAGAGAGGAATTTTTAAAGATGGAAATGTTCATGAATCAAGGGTGGTTCCAAATAGCAGGAGAAATAGTTCTTATGTTTACGGTTGTAACCGGATCATTACCTGACAGGTGGGTACAGAAAGTTCCAATGTTAGGAACTGTATGGCCTATATTTAACTGGTTAGCTGGTAATATCTTTAATAACATCAATCATCCTAAAGGGATGGCTGCTAAAGTCGAAGTGGAGAAAGAAATTGACGAAGCTAAAGCTAAGGTTAGGGATCGTGTTGGTATGCCTGACGTTCTCGATGGGATGTAGTATCCTTCCAGAACTAGTAGCTCCTGTAGCTAACTTTGCGATAGGCTTTTATGACCACGATGATTACTACTCTAAAGAATGCTTATGGTATGATGAGGTTAAACTGAATGATGCGACTAAGAAGTGGTTCCTTGAGAACAATCCTCCTGAAGTTGTCTCTAAAGATTTAGCTGTAGTAAGCAGAAATAATGATATTTACAAAGAAGTATGTGAAGTAGAAAAAAGTATGATGGATAAAGTAGAGGATAAAGTAAGGAGACTAACAGATGAGTAATGGTACAGTAAATGACTTAGGAGAACTTCATGGATTACTTGCGAGAACTCTGGCAGAAACTTTACAATCGGGTGAGGCTACTCCAGCTCACCTCAATGTTGTCAGGCAGTTCCTCAGAGACAACAATATTGAGTGCCTTGGTACTAATAACGAGGATATAAAATCACTAGTAGAGGAATTACCTTTTGATGAAACGCCTAGAAAGCAAGAGTCAGCTCCAGTTAATTAAAGATGATTTCCGTAATTTTCTCTATCTTGCTTGGAAGCATCTCGCTCTACCTGATCCTACTCCTATACAATACGACATCGCTGAGTATCTCCAAGGAGGGCCTAAGAGACTTATTATCCAGGCCTTTAGAGGAGTCGGTAAATCTTGGATTACTTCTGCTTTTGTTGTATGGAAGTTACTATGTGATCCACAACTAAAGTTCCTTGTAGTATCTGCATCTAAACAGAGGTCTGATGACTTTTCTACATTTACTAAAAGAATCATTCATGAAATGCCTATCCTCCAACATCTCAGGGCAAGAGAGGATCAGAGAAGTTCTAATGTTGCTTTTGATGTTGCTCCCTCTAGGGCTTCTCATGCTCCTAGCGTTAAGTCTGTTGGTATCACCGGTCAAATAGTTGGTTCTCGTGCTCATGTTATTATTGCTGATGATGTTGAAGTTCTAAGTAATGCTCTTACTCAAGTGATGAGAGATAAGTTAGGAGAAGTAGTTAAAGAGTTCGATGCTGTTGTAATGCCAAAAGTGGGACGCATAGTCTACTTAGGAACACCTCAAGTTGAAGAGAGTCTTTACACTAACCTCCAGACTAGAGGTTACAAGTGTCGTATATGGCCAGCCAGGATGCCTGAGAGCCGTTTAAAGACGTTTTATGGGACTAAGCTAGCTCCGTTCATCTCTACCTTAAATAAGACTGTAAACGAGCCTACAGACCCCTTCAGGTTCGATGACCTAGATTTAGTAGAAAGAGAAGCATCTTATGGTAAATCAGGGTTTGCTTTACAGTTTATGCTGGATACTTCCGGTGAAGATGACCAGAGATACCCACTTAAACTCAGAGATCTACTTGTAATCCCTTTAAATACTGAAAAATCTCCTGGTAGAGTCCAATGGGCTAGGGATGAACTCATGGATTTACCTGCGGTTGGCCTCTCAGGAGATTATTTCTACAAACCTTTCGAGGTTTCTGGGGATTACTACGAGTATACTGGTGCTGCGATGCACATAGATCCTGCTGGTAGGGGAGCTGATGAGACAGGATACGTTGTTACCAAGATATTAAACGGTAAAATCTTTGTATTAGCTGTAGGTGGACTAAAAGGTGGCTACGATAAGCCTACATTACGCAAGTTAGCCCTGATAGCACAAGCTCATAAGGTAAATACCATAGAAATTGAAGCTAATTTCGGTGATGGTATGTATACAGAGCTGTTCAAACCTGTATTAAACCAGTTTCACCAGTGTCATGTAGAAGAAATCAAGCATTCCAAGCAAAAAGAAGCAAGAATTATAGATGTTTTAGAACCAATTATGAATCAACATAGGTTGATTATAAGTTTAACTGAGGCTGAAAGAGACTACGAGGAGAATAAAGAAGAGCCTCGTAGACAATTATTTTATCAAATGACTCGTCTTACTAAAGATAAAGGTTCACTTCAGTATGACGATAGGATAGATGTCCTGGCTATGGGAGTTAACTACTGGGTAGAACAGATGGCTGCTGATGAAGCTATAGCCTATAATGACCGTAGAGTAGAAGAACTAGAAGAGAATATAAAATCATTTATGAATACTGCTGAAGTAAGTCAAGAAGATGAAAACGTGTGGGTTAGGGTATGATCTGGTTACTTATAGTAATACATTTAAATCTTACATCTGCTCCTGTTCAAATTCAACATGGAGAAGTAATAGGTACGTTTCCAAGTCACCAAGCGTGTGCAGAGAAACATAATGAATTCTTTAAGAAAGCTGAAGAAGAAAAACGTACTATTCCTCCTTATTTTAATCTAGGATGTGTCCCTTATAAAAGGAGTATAATGTAATATGCCTTTACCAATAATTGCTGTTGTTGCTGCCAGATTAGGTATTAGATTAGCTACTTATATGGTTGGCAAACATTTAAAAAAAGGTGCAGCTAAAAAATTACGAAAAGCTATTACAAAGAAACGAGCTGAGATAGGTAAAAAGAAAGAAACTACTGAAAAAGGTTATAGAGGACAAGGATCAAAAAGACAAAAAGAAAAAGTAACTCAACGAAAGAAACCTAAAGTTGACTCTGGTTTATCTATTAAAAAGAAAAAGGATAAGGCTATTAAGAATAAAAAGCTTGCTGATAGGACGGATAAGATTGTTGAGAAAAAAGAGAAGAGGTTGCTTTTTGATAAGAAAGCTCAGGAGTCTGCCAAGTCTTATCGCAAAGAGGCAAAGGGTCCTGTGCCATTCGTGCTTAGCAAACATCTTTTGAATGCTTCAGCCGCAGCTACGGCTGTTGCTAGTACAACTGCTTCTTTAGTTTCTAAGCGTAAAAACAAAAGAAAATGAGAATAATAGACAAGAAAGCTAAGTATGAACTTGAGAACCAAGTGATCAACAAGATGTTCAGAGACAAGCGTTTCAGGACTAGGAAAGTAGAACGTAATCATAAATACAAGGAGTTAGAACATGAGAGCATCAAAGATATCAGGAAACACAAGCTCAGGGGACTTCAATACGAGCCTTGGGAGACGTAATCCTGTACCACCGGCACGAGATACAAGTTCAATGACAGTAAAAAACAAGGGAGTTAAGAAAGTTTCTACACAATTCCCTTATGATTCCCGAAAGGGAGAAATCCGTAACCACAGAGGACTCTGAGTATGCCTAAATTGAAAGGTTATCCTAATCCTAAGCCTAAGGCTAAGGTAAGAAAAAAACCCCCTAAACAGAAGCCTGTTAAGCTTAGGACGTATTAACAGAAAATGAGTAAAACTGTCTACTTCAAGAAAAACCAAGTCATCCTTAAAGAAGGAGAACTTAGTTTTGAAGCTTACATCATAGATGAAGGTGAAGTAGAAGTCAGTAAAGCTGGATATGGCTACCTCGCTACTCTCAAAAAAAACGAGGTCTTCGGAGAGATTGGATGGCTCGAAAGGACACCACGCACGGCTACTTGTAAAGCTATTAGTGATCGTGTGGTCCTTCGAGTCCTCAAAGAAGAAGATGCTGTAAAGTTCATGAAGAATAACCCCAAAGCTCTCGTACCTATACTGAGAGCACTCTCCAGTAAACTCAGAGGAACCCTTGAGTTAATCGAA